TTTATAGGCATAATGTCTGGTCCATTAGATACTCTCCTGACGGAGGAGATTATACTCACGCAGGTTATATCCTTGGTGTAAAGGGTCGAATAGCCATTATACCAAAGCATTTTATAGCCTCATGGACACATGAATCGAGCAGTGACGTATTTTATCCTGAAATAGAGTTAAGATTATATTGTGGTGAAATTCATAAAGCTTCTATTAAAATGGGAGAACTAATGAATTGTACATATGATATTCATGTGGACAATTGTGATTTAGCTTTTATTAAATTTCCCAAAGGATTCCCTATGTTTAAAGATATATCGGACAAATTTGTGGCAGAAAGAGATTTATCTCTTCTTACCTCTGAATTCACTTCCATGATATCTAGTCCACATAGAAAAACCAGTATTATAAGTTCCCATAGTGTAGCTAATAAAATAAATGTAATATATAATGTAGCTGACGAAGAGTACTTCTTAACCAGAACAATCAAATACCAAGGTTTAACCGAGGAAGGTGATTGTGGTGCTCCTTTGATAGCTAGAGTCGAAAGACTTGGGAACAGAAGAATTTTAGGAATTCATGTTTCCGCTTTGGATTTGGAAGGAATTGGATTCTGTACTATAGTAACTAAAGAAATTTTAGACCTATGTACAGACATTGTTAATGAAACATCTGATACTACCATTTTCACCACCCCACAAAATCGAGAGATAGCAATTGAGAAAACTTTTGAAGTTATGGGAGGAGATCCAGAGGGACGAGCTAATATTACGGGTAGTTGGTCGGAGATACGCAAATCTCCATTGCACTCGCAACCAGTTTATAACACTCCTTTGACTGCCCCAGCTCTGTTACGTACAATAACACGTGATGGTGTGGAGATAAATCCATATCATGTTATGTTAGAAAAGTATAAATGTGAACCTGTGGTAGTTGATAAAGAAGTACTAGCTAGATCTATTGAAGATTTAGAAAGCTTTCTTATTAATCAAAGTTCGAAAAATCACGATTTTAGAGTTCTGTCTCTTACAGAAGCACTATACGGTATTCCTGGAAGCAGTATAAAATCTATGAATGCTTCATCCTCGATAGGTTTTCCTCTAAAGATTACACATCCTAATTTGAAAAAGACTCTATTTTACCAACATTCTCGTGACGAGACCAATCCAGGTCTTAAAACGCTACAGAACTTGTTGGACGATATAGTTATAAAATTTTCTAAAAATGAACGTCCATTAATACTTTTTACGGATAATCTTAAGGATGAACGAAGATCTTATGCAAAAGTTTTGGCAGGAGCTTCACGAGGATTTAATGGTGCATCTATGGATTTTTGTACTCTATTTAAAATGTACTTTGGTACGTTCATTGAATGGATGACAGATAATAAAATTTCTAATGGTTGTGCTGTGGGAGTGAACGCGTATTCTAAAGATTGGCACATGATGTATAATTTATTATATGATCGTAACCCAGAAGGTGGAGACGGTGACTATAAAGGATTCGATGGATCTCTTTTGGCAGTAGTAATCAACGAAATTTCTGAGATGGTTATTAGAATAATAGGAGATGAAGATGAGCATAACAATATGATAAGACGTAAACTCTTTGAAGAAATTATGTTTGCACGACATATTTATGGAAATATAATATATGAACAGCATTCTGGAAATCCGTCCGGAAATCCATTTACAACTTTTTTAAATTGCTTATACAACCTATTATCTTTTAGATATTGTTTTTACAAGCAAAAACAGTTCTGGTATTCAAGATTCTATGATCATGTGACCCTTTATGTCTTAGGTGATGATAATGTATGGTCTATCTCGCCAGCCATTGTTGATAGTTTTAATCAGTTAACACTAAGTGAAGATATGAGTTCGTTAGGTCTGAGATATACAACTGCCCAAAAGGGATTAGCTGTATCTAAAACTAGACCTATAAAAGATTTAGAATTCTTAAAAAGATCTTTTCGTTATAGTGAAAGCCGAGGATTATGGATTGCTCCACTTCGTATAGATGTAGCTTTAGAGATATGTCAATGGAGTAAGAAAACTATGTTTATACCTATTTTTAAGTCCAATGTTTCGGAAACTCTGAAAGAGCTTTCGCTTCATGGACATGAAGTATTTGAAAAATATAGAAAACTTATTAAACAATTCTTTATTGATGGAGGGAGAAGTTATGATGACATACCTGAACTTACCGATTCTTATAGATTCGTTAGGGACAGAGTATTAAATTCTCACTTCATTCTCTAAGATAGAGAACCCCGTCCCAGGATGACCCTAAACTCGCCTGCCCGGAGACGGCAATAAAAGCTCCAAGGTGTTCACAGCGATGCTTATACTCGAATACCCACGCTCTATTTTAAATCGAGTGTATTCCCTTTGAACATAACGCCCTGGCTTATTTAAGCCTACTAACTAGGATGGGGCGGTAGCAGTTCTACCACAATCCAAGGATAGAGCACAATTTGTAATGACTGAGTCATCGTTACATCTTACAACGACTTGCGACAACAACACCCTCAGAGGTTTCCGGCGTACCCTTAAACGTCGCTCACGAGACTCAATATGAATTGGGTCCTTCAGCAAGTGCAGGAACTACTCATCTTAAAGATGATGGAGTGAATGTGCAGGTGGAAGCTACTAGTGGCGAAGCTGCTAGTACTATGGAGAACCTGTTGTCCTTCAATTCACCAACAACTCAACAATCAATCAAATCGTTTTTTGAGAAACCTATTGTGTTGCAACAGGG